GTCCGCCTCAGCGGAGCACTTCGGCGTGCGCGGATTCATCTTGGAGCCCAGGCCCTCATCATCCGGGAGCATGTCAGAAACAGATAGCGCCATCGCTAGCCTCCGGGGTTATGAGTCCGAGATCCTTCAAGTAGATGGGATCAGTCATTGTTCGGAGCCTCCGCTAAAAAGGTGCATCGTCCATCCCGGACGGTTCAGAAGGGAAGGCGGGGCCATAGTTTTTATCGTATCCACCAGCCGCCGCAGCCTGCCCCTGGGCCTGTCCTTCGGGCCTGGAGTCCATCCCCATGACCCTGTCGGCCTTGATCTCGGTGGTGTACTTCTCCACCCCGTCCTTGTCGGTCCATTTCCGGGTTTCGAGCTTGCCCTCAACATAGGCCAGGCGGCCCTTGGAGAGGTATTTTCCGCAGAACTCGGCCTGCTTTCCCCAGACCACGACCTTGTGCCATTCCGTTTTTTCAACCTTCTGGCCATCCTTTCCCTTGTACGACTCATCCGTAGCCAGGGAGAAGGAAGCCACAGGCTGGCCCTGGGGCGTGTAACGGACTTCAGGATCGCGCCCCAGGCGGCCGATCAGGATTACCTTGTTCAGACTTCCAGCCATATTTACCTCGATTTTTTGTTGTGAAAGAAAACCTCGCCTTGCCAAGCCTCGCCAAGCCGCGCCTTGCCAAGCCGCGCCCGTCCTGGCCTTGGGAAAAGTCGGGCCTTTTACCGTCATGCCCAGGACCCTTGCCTTGCCTCGCCCCACCACGCCAGGCCGTGCCTTGCCAGGCCTAGGGAAAAATAGTCCTTGCCGCGCCCTGCCGAGCCCAACCGGACCCTGCCACGCAACGCCATGAGAAAATTCGGGCCTTTTCAGATCATGCCCAGGATCAACCTCGCCACGCCAGGCCGCGCATCGCCTAGCCGCGCCAGGCCATACATCACCAAGCCGCGGGAAACTTACGGCAACGCCCTGGAGGACTTCCGGGCAAAAAAGGACAGCTTGGCTATCGCGTCCGCGTTGGCCCGCTTCTCCTCATCTGTCAGGGTCCTGAGTTCGATATTTTTCAGTCGGTCGCGGGCCTTCTCAACGGCCAGGGTCAAGGCCCCCCGAAACTCATTTACGGCCCACGCCGTTTGTTCCGAGGGGCGGACAATCTCCTGGCCCACTCCAGGCTTTGACCGCAGGGCCATTTTTCTGTCGTTCAGGAGCCGCTTGCGGAAGGCCCCCATCAGGTTCATGTAGAGGACCTGGGCATCGTAGGCCTCGGCCACGGTCCTGGGCGGCTCAATCCCAAAGCACTCGTCAAACCAGGCCCTCGGAATAACGTCGCCAAAGGTGAAGCCCTCTTCCGCGAATCGCTCCAGGGAGAACAGTACGGGGTCGTTCAACCTGATCGGGGCATCGCTCATTTGAGAACCTCCACAGAGAAGCGGCCAAAGTCGCCGCCATTTTCGGGGCGATAGTCCCCTATTCCCACCAGAGCCCCGCAGGTTTCCGAGATCCTCACAATGTCGGCGCGGTCAATTACGGCAGGGTCAAACACAACCTCGAACGCAGCAGACCAGCCGTTGAAGATCGGGCGGCACCTCATAATCCTGGACCGCTGAACAACAACGCTCCGGGCATCAGCAAAGCGGCCATCCTTCCAGAGCTTTTCGATGGTCCTGGGGCCGTCATATTCAAGCGGGGCCTTGTCGGTCATAATCAGCACACCGGACTTGACTTTGGGGCCGTCCTTCGTCTTTTTCGCAGCCCCGACCAGGGCGGACTTGATCATCCTCCCAGGCAGAAAGGGGCCAACAGTATCGTCGAGATAGAGCCCACCCTCCCACTCAATCCGGGCCAGTTGTTCATGGTCGTCATCTGTCTTTTTTCTCTTCCCACTGATCGCGGAGAACTTTTTCGCCAGAGGGTCGAACCTGTTCACAAGTCGATCACTGTGCATGAGGATCGGTCCAGTTCCGATAAATTTCAGGGCCATTCGCTCCATGGTTTGCCTCGCTAATATTCAATTTTCAGGTGACGGACGCGACCATCGCGGATCGCCTCCAGGATCAGGAACGGGGTCACACTTTCAACGGCCTTCAGATCCTCCAGGATCTCGGAATGGACCTGGAAGCGTCGCTCCGCATCCTTGGTCCGGGCCTCCTCCTCGGCCTTTTTCTTGGCCTCCTCCAGGGCAACCCTGCGCTTTTCGGCCTCAACAGCCTCCAGGGCCTTCTTTTCGGAATCGGCCTTCGCCTGGGCGGCCTCCCGCTCGGCCTTCTCCTTGGCAAGCAGGGCCTGGGCTTCTCGCTTCTCGGCCTCGGAGATCTCCAGGGCGGCCTTTTTTTCGGCCTCGATCTTGGCCCTGGCCTCCTGCTCGACGCGCATCTTCTCGACGCGTTCCTTCTCTTCAGCCTCCCGACCTACGGCAGCCGCGTGGCGTTCAAACAGCCGGGACAGGACAGCATCCTTGGCAAGGGCAGCCTCGCCCTGGAGCTCCTCGAAAGAGTCGTCAATCTGGAGGGCCTGGACGCCCTTCAACAGATCCATGATTTCCTCGGAGGACTCGGCCCTGGCCCCGGAATGGGCGCGTATTCCGTCGATCCGGTCCTTTATGGCCTGAACCCTTCCAGCCTCCTTTTCCTCCCACTCGGTCACGGGCTTCCGAATCTCGGCCTTGAGGTTATCGAGCTCGTCCCGCAGCCTCTTCCGGGTGGCGTCAATCCGGGCAGGGATCGCCTTGTACTCGGCGACAAGGGCCTTCCCCACATCGTCAATGGCGGACTTGGTCCGGGCTACCTTGTAGGCCACAGACACCAGTTCGGCGCGGCCCTTGGCCGTGGTCAGATCCAGATCCGCGGGCATGAGCTCCAGGGCCCTGTTTCGGACAGCCTCGACCAGGAGCTCCACGCCCTGGCCCTCAGAGAAAAAAGAAAGGGCCGTTTCAGGCCCTATTGTTGCGAGTGCAGTTTCGTCGCTCATTGTCCAAGCCCCTCGATTTTATGGGTTGTGCAAACAAAGGTGGGGGGGCGGAAGACTCCGTCCACCATAAACAGCCTGTCGCAGCCTCCAGTTTCAGGGTCACAAAACTCGACGCTGGAAGTCCGGTGTTCGTCGCATTTGGCATTGATCAGGACCACGTTGCCCGACCCACAGTGGGGGCAGGAAACGCCCTTGGCTAACCAGGTTTCCTGGTCGATAATTCTACTGGCCTCTACAGGGCACGTTTCGGGCTGGCTCATATTTCAGGATCTCCTTTGCTCAGTTCATATTCGAGGATCGCGTCCTCTTCAGCAGAGGCCTTGAAGGCCTCGAAGTCCTCCTCTTCCATGCAGGCAGGCCGGAAAAGCAGGGAGCGGCCCCAAGGCCGCCCCTTACACGTTCCGTCGAACCGCTCGTAGTGGCAGCGGCCAGAATTACACATCGCCCGCCCCCGTCCTTTCGTCCGAGAAGTCATTCCAGAGGAATCCGATCTTGGTTCCCTGGCAGAGCCGAATCTCAACCACGACCCCCTTCAGGAGGATGGGCTCGGCAAAGTGCGGACACCAATCGCCGCAAGGGCGAGCGTTTTCGGAATAGCAGCAGAGTAACGCTGTCCACATATCCACGCCCGCAAGGGGCTTCCGGGGCCGCCCAAGCAGTAGCCCCCCGGTGTTGTCAATTCTTCCCTTGATCGCCATATCAACCCCGCTTTTCGCCCATCAGGTTGGGCACGATGAAGTTTTTGATCCGCTCCATGTCCTTCAGGCTCCAGCGGTTCTGGAACTCGCCCACGGCCTTTTCGACCACCGACAGCGAGACACCCTTTTCGGCAATCTCCAGCCCCAGGGCCTCGCGCATATCGTCAAGCTCGGCAGCCTTGGCCCGTCCGTTTTTCTTCTCGCCCGTGCCAGCAGGCGGGGCAGGTTCAGGGGCAGGGGCCTGGGGCTCCAGGTCGAAAGGCGCACCAGCCGCCGGGGCGTTTTTCTTCTCCCACTCGGCCCGGGGGGGCAGGGAATCAGGAATATCGACCAGGGGCTCCGACTCATCGGGGCCGATCACCGTTCCAGGGAGGTCGGCCTGGTTCATCGGCACGACCAACTCGTTCAGGTCCAGGGAATAAGTCCCGCTCTTGTCTGGCGTGGCATCATAGGTGTCGTGAACCTCCTCGGCAGTCAGGAGCCCCATCGCGATCTCCGGGGCATAGGCCCGGATGAACCAGGAGGCCGCGCGGTAGCGGAGCATCTGCTCCGGCATCGTCCCCCACTTGGAGCCATTCTTCGAGAGCCAGCCCTCGGCCTTGGCAGTCCCCAGGGTCACAGTCGTGCCCTGGAGCACTTCCCCGGTGGAAAGTTCCGTCGCGTAGGCAAAGCATCCCCAGGAGTCCTGGCCCCGCGTCCCGACAAACTCATACCGCAGGGCCGAAAACCGACCCGACTTGTTGAAGGTGGCAATCAAGAACTGGCTCGACCATCCCGGCCGTCCGTGCACAACGTACAAATTTTGAATGACCATCAGGGGGTCGGCCCCAAGCCTGTAGGCCATATTCAAGGCAATAATGCAGTTCGAAAGGTTCTGCTTTCCCTGGTACTCCTTCGGCACCAGGGTGGACATGGACAGCATTCCGGCAATGCGCTGGACTATGGCGAAGCCGTGGGACGTTTCCAGGTTCACGGCCATATTCGGCAGGGCCAGGAGATCCACCGGAGGGGCGGGCGGGGCTACAGGGGTTTGAGTCGTTTCCATGGTTATTTCCTCCTCTTGGCCCAAGAGGGCCGGGTGATGGTTTCAATTCTGGTCGAGTATCCAGGCCACTCATTTTTCCGCAGGCACTCTTCAAGCTGGAAGAGGTTGGCCTGGTACGCCTCGCGGCCATCCTCGATGTCGATGTCCGCCAGCTGGTAGCAGGCAACGGCATAGGGGGCCTTTTTCTCCACGGCCAGGAACACAAAGGCGGAGACATGTTCGCGCAGGACGGTTTCGATCCCGTCAGAGTAGAACGCGGCCTGGACATGATAGCGGAAGTTTTCGATGGACTTGGAGAACTCAGCCTCGCTGGCGTCCTCGGTCGTCTTCAGGTCAACCAGGACCAGGCCCTTTTCCGTCACCAGGAGCTTGTCCGGGCGGCAGCGGCACAGGAGCCCCGTCGAAGGGTCCGTCCAGTATGCGGAGTTTTCAACCTTCCCAGGGGTTCCGATCAGCCAGGAGGCAGAAGGGTGGCACTGGATCGACCGCGCCATGCCCTCCAGGAGCTCCTGTTCGTCCTTGCTGACAACCTCCAGGCCAGAGGCCTTGGCCTCGGCCACGAAGGCCTTCCACTCCTTGGCGTTCTTGTTCAGGTCAGGCCCCACGACCGTCTTCAGCTTGTGGGGCTCCAGAATCGCGGTATGGGCCAGGGTCCCAATGCGCTGCGCGGGGGTCGGGTCCTTTTTCGGGGCCGCCTTCGCGTAGAGGTAGTGGGCAGGGCTTTGGTCGATCTTGTCCAGAAGGGACTTGCTGACCCCAGGGCCAGAGTGGTACGCCTCGATGTCGAGGTTGGCGATTAAGCCAGCCCCGACCAGGGAGTCAGCGTCTTGCAAGTTCAGCATGGGCGAACCTCCTTTTGTTTCTGGCCGGGGGCGCAATCCCCGGCCTTTTTTGGTTTCGAGAAAAAGAACATAGCCAGGGCATCGCTCGGGATCTCCTTGACCCTCGCCTTGCCAGGCAGCCCCACAAACTCTCGGAAGGCCTCCCAGAGCGTCGGTGTCATGCGGCACGCTCCTTCCGGGTGTCGTACTCCTCCTGGATCCTTCCAAGCTCATCGACCAGGGCGTCGAAGTTTTCCCCCTGGAGCATCCGGTCCCATATCTGGCGGAACTGGGTGGGGGTGGCGCACTTCAGGACCACATATCGCCGCTCGTCCTCAGTAAAGTGAACCGAAGTTTCCTCGGTCGTCTTCTGGGTAAATACAGGCATGTCGAACCTCCTATTGTTCGATCTCGTTATCTGGAACCTCAATCGGAAGCCGACTCGCCTTGCTATCAAGCTCGGCCCTCGTCAGCTTGCGAGACTTCACAACCTCGCCCGTATCCATGCGAAGCAAGGTACAGGTGCCCAGGTCAAAATCCTTCACCTCCACATGCTCGACCTCGCGCATCTCCCAACCCTGGCGGAAGGTCCCGGACTTCTCCCTGATCCTGGCCTTCACGGACTCGATCCTGGAGCCATAGGACTTCGTGACGGAGGCCTTTTCGCCCTCCAGGCGCTCCAGTTCCAGTTGGTCGTCGGCCATCTCCCTGGCCAAGTCCTGGAGCTCCTCCTGGGTCAGGTCACACCGGGCCATATCCGAGAAAAGGTTTTCCTGGACGTTGGGGCTCGTAGCCCGCTCGATCTTAAAAGCACTTGAACTGCCTTTCATATTTTCACTCCGTGATCGCCCAGGGACAGGGACAGCCCCTGCCCGCGGTCTGTTATGAACTCTTGGCCTTGGCCGTTTCGTCCCTGGGCGGCTATAGGTTCAGGCCCCAGAAGGGGCCGGGATTATCTGGACTCGGCTTCCCGAATTTTCATGGCGCCCACCTTCAGCGTGCAGACAAGGTCGGACAAGCTGACCCCTCCATTCTCGTTGGCCTCGGCTATGCGGCGGCCCAGGACCGGGCGGAGGCGGTCTGCGAGAAGATCCCAATCGCGCAAAGGGATGTCGTTGAAATGGGGGTCGGTGGACTTGGCCAGAGCCAGGCCAAACCGACACTTGATGGCGGCCAGAACCGCCGTTGTCACGAACTGCCCGTAGTATTCTTGGAACGAGGCCTTTCCGGCCAGGTACTGCTTTCTGGTGATCATCAGGCCCCCCTGGATTCGGCCCGCTGTCTCGCGGCGGGGTAGAGGTCGTGGCCCTCAAAAAGGACCGCGCGGCCCTTCTCGAAGTAATCCGTGTGGAAGTCCGTGTTATTGACGTACTGGTCAGGGAGGATTTGACCCAGGAAGCGCCCGTCTTCGTAGTCCTTGGCATACAGGGAGACACACCTCCGGCCATCTCTCCGGTTATCCAGGGAATACCAAACCCGCGCCTTTGTCTTCCCGTCCGTGACGTAGTGTTTCATGAATTTGATCATTTCGACCCCCATCTCTCATTCGACAGCCTGTTGAACTCATCAGCAAAGGCCTGGGCCTTCTTTTTCGTCTTCCAAGACCCAGGGAAAACGCAGGCCTTCGTCCTGTGCGCCTTGCTCTCCTTAATCTTCACAATCCAGGGACTGCTCGGAGTCCAGTCGCTCCTCGTCACTGTTGCCAAAACTTCCATGGTGAAGCCCTCCAAAGAGAAGGGGGCCGAAGCCCCCAGTGTGGTTAAAAAAGGCAGCCCGGAAACTCTTCGTCAAACTCGTCCAGCTTGGTGTCCGGAACCCAGGCCCAAAACGCCCCGGATGCTCCACGGGCGGCCCCTGGTAAAAGGGGTTACGTTCCCAGGTGTCCCGGTCAGACAGGAGCCAGGCCTGGTCGGGGTGGTCGTGGCCGAAGTTCCGGGCCCATTCGCGGACCGCTTCAGCAGGGGTGGCCAGGTGGTCAAATTCGTCGTCATAGTGTCCAAACATCTCGGCACCTCCAAAGAGAAGGCCCCTTTCGGGGCCTCGTTATTCAGTTCAGGTTGTCCAACCGCTTCAAGAGCAGGGCCTCGATTTGGGCCTCTCTCTCCGGGTGGAGCTCTTCATGCCGCTTGGCCAGGGCAAAGAGCCCCCAGGCGGCCAGGATCGGCATCCTGCGGAACATCCTGACATAGTGGATGGCGCAGGTCGTTGGGCTATCCAGCAAGGCCCCGGCGTGCATCCACAGGGCCTCGGCGAGAAGTTTCTGAAATTTATTGTACCCTGCCAGCTCGCTCATTTCCTAGCCCTCCATCGTGATGATCACACACCGCTTTGCGTCAGACTTCCGCGCCATGAACTGCTTTGCGTTATCCAGGGCCATCCGTGCAGCAGCTTCGTTTTCGAACAGGCTTGCCCTTTCAGGGGTAGAGGTCCAGGTCGTCTTTCTCAGAAAGAAGGTGAAGCCATTATTGACCAACTGCACTGCGTACTTCGTTTCCATTTTCGTCCTCCAGGTTTCAGGTTCGTGGTTTGATTTGGAGCCCGAAGGCTCCTTTTAAATCACGATCTTGGCTTGTTGTTGTATCCAGGGGGGTCCTCGTACCCACGTTCCCCTGGAGTGGTTTGTGCCGGGACTCTTCGGGGCCTTTCTTCCCGCCTCGGCTTGTGTGTCTCTTTTTCTTTCAATGAACCCCTTCGTCTTGATTCCCTTCTAGGAAAATGTTCCTAACCGGTCAAGCGTTAATTGGAAAAAAATCCTAACACAGGATAAAAAAAATCCCACCCCGGTTTTTCGGAGTGGGAAAAAAATCGCTGCGCAGTTTTTTAATATTAGCTAAAAATCGTTTTTCGCTCCACTTGAGGCCCTTTCCTGTGATTTTCGCTTTTCCGAACCAACCATTGCGGAGCTTGTTATTTCAAGAAGTCCGGACTCGCTCATGGGAAAGTAATACATAGACACGGCTGTGTTGCCATCGTCTTCCCATGAAATAGAGTTTTTATTTTGATCAACACTAAATTTTTGTCCAAATTTTTCAGTTGTTGCTAGTCTCAGTTCTTCAAAGTTTTCAACAGAAGACACAAAAATTCGTACTGAATAAAATTTATCTTCAATGAAGACATACTCTATTTTTTCAAGCACAGCCCCACCAATTCGCCTTTCATCATTCCTTCGAACATAAACCTTGCCATTTACAAGCTCGTTGTCTTCGCTTATGAATATAAGTTCACTGGATCTTTTTTCTACATTTTCACCCCAATGAATTCCTCTGAATCCATTAACATTTGCACACAGCGCGTCTGTTGCGGAAAAAAACAATAAAAAAATCAAAACATATTTCATCGCCCCCCCCTGTTTAATAAACACGCCCTTGCCAGCGCACCCTTCCAATAATCTCGACACTTCCAGACGGTTCTGCAATATTTATTTCAAAGGTCCCATAATCGGGATTATCAGACTTTACAACCAGCTTTCCTGGTTCCTTCAGTATCCGCTTGACCAGCAATTCATCATCAACCCGGATCGCATATATTTGGCCGCTCACGGGGTCTGTCTCCCTTCTCGATACCAGCACTGTATCCATGTGCTGTATTGTTGGGTCCATGCTGTCCCCAATCACATCAAAAAGGGCAAGGTCCCCATTGCCGTCTAGACCAATGCGCCGAAGGAAGTCTTTTCGGAAGGCATATAGCCCCTCTTGTTCTCCGTCTGTGACGAGGCTCGATCCCGCGCCAAGTTTCGCCCGGACCTTGGGCACCATGGCATAGTCGCCCATGTCACAGACCTGCGGACGCTCATCTCCGGGAAACGAAATACGTCCACCAAAGTATTCGAGGATCTTAAAAAAAGTAGAAAGAGACAGGCCAGCCGTGGACCCAGGCTGGAGAAACCTAAAAAGGGATTTTTGCTCAACCCCTGTCTTTGCGGCCATATCATTCACGCTATTAAATGCCGTTTTACTTAGTTCCTCAAGGCGCGATCTGACTTCGTTCATGTTTTTCATGTCAAACACCATGCCACCCCCTGAATGTCTCTCAACGTAATTTTTCCAATTTTGCCACTTTACAACCTAGGAAAATTGTCCTAGCAACTGCCTCATGAAAACTTTCTCACTGAAACAAGTCAGAGAAGACGCGCTTAAATGGGTTTCGATGCCAGGCCGGACTCGCCTCCAGCTCGCCAAACAGGCTGGAGTGGACTGGAAGAGCATAGACCGTTTTCTCTCGAGTCAGAACACGGGTTTGGCTGGAAAAACTATCGAGAAGCTCTGGCCAGTAATCTACGAGAATAACCCAAAGCCAGAAAAGGTGGAGGTGTGATGTCAAAGGCGGACGAAAGCATCACCTTCAAATGCACCCCGGAGTTTAAGGAGTGGCTTCAGGCCCAGGCCTTCGAGGCAGACAAGAGCGCGTCGGAACTGATCCGCTCCTGCCTCATCCTGGCCATGCCCCAGGTGCTCAAACTCCGGGGCCTGGATCGTCTTGAACTCGAAGATATTCGGAAGTGAGGGAGGGGCAAGAAGATATTGGTGGGACAAAAAGAAAACCCCCGGCTCGGGGTCAAATCGAAGCCAGGGGTTCAAAACAAACAGCGAGGTCAAATTAAGCGATGCACCGGGGCTATGTCAAGGTTTGGAGAAAACTGGAAGACTCCGGGATCTTACAAGATCCAGGGGCCTGCCAGTTTTTTTTATGGGCCATGTTCAAAGCAACACACAAACAACGAAAACAGATTGTCGGCAATCAGGTCGTACACCTTCAAGCGGGGCAATTCATCTCCGGCAGAAACGCAGCCGCAACGGAGCTTGGAATTTCACCAAGTAAGTTTGCAAGGACGCTAGAAAAGATGAAAATGCTCGAATTTGTGGACACCAGACCGAACAACAAATTCACCGTGATTACCATTGTAAATTGGGACACTTACCAGGCCGAACAACAGCAGGCCGGACAGCAGGCCGGACAGCAAGCGGACAGCAAGCGGACAGCAAGCGAACAACAAACGGACACAAACAAGAAAGACAAGAAAGTTAAGAATGAAAGAATAAAGACAGAAGAGAATATTCCTCACGCCAAGGGCGATGAGGTTCACTCTCAGGGGTCTGAACCTTTCTACCTGACCAAGAAAAAGCGCAAGCTCAAGGGCAAACGCCTGGAGGCCTTCAACCGTTTCTGGTCAGCATTCGCATATCCCAAGGGCAAAGCCGAAGCCGCTGACGCCTGGATCGAAATTCCCATCCTGACCGACACCCTCGTTGAAGAGATTATCACAGCGGCCACCGCAGAGGCGGCAAACCGCGAGACCGTCATTGCAAGCGGCAATACCCCGAAATGGGCGCAAGGCTGGATCTCGGGGAGAAGGTGGGAAGACAAGGTCATCGTCATGCGCCAGGACATGACACCGGAAGCCAGGGCCGCAAAAGACGCCGAAGAGATGCGCAAGATACGCGCAACAAGGAGCCTGCAATGAGAGAAGAGAATTTCGCCCATGCCGTCAACCAGATCGCCGCGTTTCTAGGTTCCCGAGAAGCCCCGGCCCACACAAAGGTCGCCTGGTTCGAAAAGGTTCAGAACATCCCGGAAGAGGCCCTGCCCTTCATCGTCGAAAAATTAACGGACGAATGCGACACCATGCCCAGGAACCTGCCCAAAGCCTTCCGCGAGAAGTTCAGGGCCTGGCAGATGGAGAACCCAGGCAAGGTCGCAAGCGTGGACGAGAAGGGCTGTCGAGACTGTGAGGCGGGGATCTTGTTCCTTGAGCGGGACGGAAGAACGGCCGTGATCTTTTGCCATTGCCTCCAGGGATCTGCCGGGTACGTAGGCCGTGTATCTCTCGCACAAATGGAAGCCCAGGGATGGAGGAGCACAAAGGGAAAAACACTCGGCGCAGACTTCAAAAACGCCCCCGGTGTCAGGGACCAGGTTGCCAGGGCAAGAGCACAATACGCCAGGCCAGACAATGATCGCCGGGGCTATTACGGCGAGGCTGAAGAGGACGCGGCATGGTAAGGCCCCCGCGCCCCATCTGCCTGGACGAGCCCTGTTCAGCCTGGGAGCCACGCCAGGGCTACTGCGGGCACAAGATCACCAGCGGCCCGGAGTCCTGCATCCTCTACGACCCAGAACGCGCACAGCAGCGCGAGGAGCGCATGAAGCGCAAAGCCATGGAGGGCAAAAAATGAAATTCACCGTCTGCATTAACCCGGTCGGCCAGATGCGAGCCAGGCACGGCACCATCCGAACCAAGTCCGGGAAGATCATCTCGAAGACCTTCAAGCACGACACCCAGGCAGAGCGCGAGACAACCCTCGCAGCACTCCTGGCACCACACGTTCCGGCAGCCCCCCTGGAGGGGCCACTCGCGCTCCGCATCCGGGCCGTCTTCAGGGTCCCGGACAGCTGGAGCCAGAAGAAAAAGGTCGCAGCCGTGCTCCAGGGCTCCATCCGGCCCACAGGTAAGCCGGATCTCGATAACGTCCTCAAGCACGTCAAGGACGTCATGACCGACCTGTGCTTCTGGAAGGACGACGCCCAGGTGGTCGAATATCTCCAGGGCACGGGCAAATATTACGGCCTGGCCCCCAGGATCGAGGTCGAGATCATTCCTGCCGAACTTCTTGAGGACCGAGCTTAAAACAAAGGGACCACCCAAAACGCACCCCTCGGATGGTCGGATTTGCCACCCAGGAGGCCGCGTGGCGAGTCAGGGGCAAAAAACCGGGCCAAGGGCCACCCGAAAACCAGAACGCGAGAGAGAGGCAATTTTGAGCGAAAAAACGATATTCGAACAGGCCGTGGAAAAATGGGGGCCGGAGGACAGGGTTATGCTTCTGGCGGAGGAGGCCGGGGAGCTCTTCGCGGCCCTGAATCACTGGCGCCGAGGAAGGGGCTCGGCGGAAAAGGTGGCGGAAGAGCTCGCTGACCTCTCCATTGTGGCCGACCAGCTGCCTTACGTCATAGCAACTGGGGGCCTAGAGCCGGAGGAGGCCATCACGCCGGAGGAGTTCAGGCAAATGGTGGCCAAGTTCCGAGCACACAAAATGAAGCGCCTGAAGATGATGCTGGATGTCGCCCTAGCGGCGAGGCGGGCGACCGAGCGCATAATGACCCTCCTCCACGAAGAGGAGGACCAGGCCGATGAGTGACCCGCGCAAAGAGCAGCTTTTCGAGCGTCTGGACCCCCGCAAGATCGCAGCCGAACCAGCCGGGGCCGGGGCCGTCTGCATCCTCCTGCCAGGCCTGTGCCAGGTCACGCTGACCAGGGATGAGGCCATCACCTTTTCGCAGGGCCTCATCACGGCCATCGCCCAGGGCGAACCAACCTGGGAGGGGTGGAGCTAATGGGAGCGCAGCATATCTCCTGGGCAGAGCTCGTCGAGACAGTAGGGGAGGACGCAGCCACGACCATCTGCACGATCAACGGCGGGGCAAGTCGGTACATCCCCTCCGACTTCCGGCGCGGAGACCTCATGGCCCTGCTCGGCACCTGTGCGGCGGCAGCCTTGTCGGCCAGGTACGGCGGTTCGACGCTCATGTTCCCCAACGCGGTCAAAAAGAAGCCAGCAGCAAAAGCCAGGATCTTGCAACTCCTAGCCGCCGGGTGGTCAGCCAGGCGCATCGCCCTGGAGACAGGCACAACCGAATCCTGGGTCTGGACCATCAAGCGGCAGGCAAGCCGCAGGCAGGTTCAAAAGACTCTTCCGATCTCTTCCCGCTGAACCGCTCCAGGGTGTCCACCTTCCACCCACTACGCCACGGCATGACAAAAGAACCACGTAAAGGAGGGACGAAATGAGCGAATACGAGGAGAGCAGGCCAGGGGCAGAGGACCGCAGAAAGATGGTCCTGACAAAGGCCGACCTGGAGGAGATCAGGAGAGTGACCGGGTGCTGCCCAAACGGCATGACGCCAGAAGACGCCTTCAAGCTCCGCGATTTTTTATCAACCTGGGACCGGGCAAGGTCAGCAGTCGGCGGCTACGTCATCAAGGTCATCCTGGCCCTCGTCATCGCCATCGCGGTCCTCGTGGCCTGGGTCACAAACGGGGGCGGCAAGCCATGAACTGGGACCAGTTTGTCGAATTCGTCCTCGATCGAGAATCCAGAGTCGTGCACCACGACCCGCGCGACCCAGGAGGCCAAACAGCCTGGGGCATCTCCAGAAAATTTCATCCCGGCTGGCCCGGATGGGTGTTGGTTGACCGGGGCATCTCCTCCGGCCCTCAATTCGAATCGCTCGTCCGGGCCTTCTACCGGGACTTTCTTTCGCCCTACTGGGACCACCTCCCGCCCAGGCTCCGAGAGGCTGTCTGTGACGCCATCGTGAACATGGGGCCAGGCAGGGCAGGGGACCAGGTCAAGGGGGCCGTGGAGATCCTGCAGCACGCCATGAACCGCATCGGGGGCAGCGAGTGGGTCAAGGTCGATGGATCTTTCGGCCCCAAAACAAAGGCCGCGGTCAAGACAATGGACCCCGGCCCCCTGGCCTTCGCCGTCTGTGCCTTCAGGCTGGCCGAGTATTCAGAACGGGCCAGGCGAGATCCCAGCGCCAGAGTGTTCCTGGCTGGCTGGCTTCGCCGTGTCCACCTCCTCATGGAAGCGATATGAAAACACCCATCGTTTTTAAGACAGAGCCCCACTACTTCGACCTGCCCAACGGCAGGACCAGGCAGCTTTTGAATGACGTTGTCATCCACATCGACGGCTGGCCGCTCATCATCCCGGCAGGCTTTCTGACCGATGGGGCCAGCGTGCCCCGTTTCCTTTGGCCGATCTTCCCGCCCTTCGGGAGGTACAACAAAGCCAGCCTTTTGCACGACTACCTCTACCACTTCGGGCGCATCTGCTCGACCAGGGTTACCCGCAAGCAGGCCGACGACCTTTTCCTCGACGCCATGGAGGTCCTGGGGGTCAGCTTTCCGACCAGGTGGGCCATGTGGGCAGGGGTCAGGGTCGGCGCGTTCCCGGCCTGGAACAACTATCGCCGCGACGATGTTTTCCGGGAGGAGATGGGGTTCGAGAGGTGAGCGACCAGGTCATCCCAGGGGCGGACCTAAGGCGCATCGTCTTCAGGGCTCATCGGTGGGCCTACTGCCCCCCCATCGACAAGCGCTATTTCCTCCCCTCGGAGGACTTCGCCCGGGTGCAACTCCTGGGCGCAGCCCTTCGCTTTCAGTTCAGGCCAGAGGTGGCGGACTGCGACGACGCAGCCATCATCCTCCTGGGCAGGGTCAGGGAGATGCAAGTCACAGAAAAATGGGCCCACCCCGCAGCCTTTGGCTTCGCTATCGGGACACTCAAGGACGGACGCAGCCACGCCACAAACGTGGCCGTCACGAACAAAGAGGAGGTAATTTGGCTGGATCAATTCAGGCTCGACATGGACGGATTCAGGCCCTCCCTGGTCGTCATTTGAGGCCCACGTGCCGCGACTAAGCCTGGACACCTGGGCAACCATCCGGGCGGCATGGGAGGCAGGGGAGCCACCCAACGCCCTCGGCCAAAAGCACGGATGCACGGGCCGGGTCATCAACATGCGGGCCAGCCGCGACGGGTGGATCAGGACCGAGGCCACAAAGCAGGAGGTCAAGAGGCGGGCCCTCGAAAAGGCGACCAAGGTTGTGCCCCATGACCCTGATCGGCTCGACGCCGCCATAGACGCCAAGGCCGACAAAACCGTGGAGGTGATCCAGAGGCACCGGGAGGAGATCAACGCCGTCCGGGGCCTCATGTACGCCGGGATCAGGGAGCACAAACAAGCCAAGACCATGATCGAAAAGCAAGTCGCCTTCGAGACACTCAAGGCGGCAAAGATCACCTCGGAGACAGTCCGCAATATGCACGTTTCAGAGCGCAAGGCCTGGAACCTGGACGGGGACAACGAGGACGACGCGGTCGAAATCATCATCCAAAGGAGCTACGGCTTATGAGTTTGACAATCCAGGAATGGGGCATCGAAAAGCTGATCCCCTACGCCCGGAACCCCAGGAAGAACGACGAGCAGGTGGACAAAATGGCCGGGGCCATAAAGGAGTTCGGTTTCCGGCTCCCGATCATGGCCAAGTCGGACGGCCTCATCGTGGACGGGCATTTGAGGCTCAAGGCAGCCCAAAAGCTCGGCCTGGAGACTGTCCCCGTCATCCTGGCCGATGATCTCACCGAGGCCCAAATCAAAGCCTTCCGCATCCTCGTAAACCGCTCCGCGAACTGGGCAGAGTGGGACGAGGAGCTCTTGCGCGTGGAACTGGAGGAGCTCCAGGCCATGAACTTCGACCTGGCCTACACGGGTTTCGACAAAGAGGAGCTCGACGGCCTCCTGGCGGACATCAACCCAGGGGAAGGGTCAGCAGAGGACATCTACACGCAGAAGATCGAGGCCCCCATCTACGAGCCCACCGGGGAGAAGCCCAAGGTCGAGGACCTTTTCGACGCAGCCAAGGCCCGCAAACTCGCGGACCAGGTCCAGGCCTCCAGCATCCCGGACGAGGTCAAGCAGTTCTTGACCCTGGCAGCCTATCGGCATGTCGTTTTCGATTACCGGAACATCGCAGAATTCTACGCCCACGCAGACCAGGAGACTCAGGACCTCATGGAGCGGTCGGCCCTGGTCATCATCGACTTCGACAAGGCCATCGAGAACGGCTTCGCGCAGTTTTTCCAGGAAGTGGCAGGAGCATACGAGGCAGACCATGGCGATGAGGAATAGCAGCTTCGCAGCCCTCATTCTGACCCACGGCAGGCCCGACAGGGTGGTGACCTTCAACTCGCTTCGGCGGCACGGCTACACGGGCCGCGTGGTCATCGTGGTGGACAACGAGGACAAGACCCTGGAGGAATATCGCCGCGTCTTCGGGGACCAGGTCCACATTTTCGACAAGCAGGCCATCGCCAGGAAGATAGACGAGGGGGACAATTTCCAGGACCGCCGCGCCATCATCTACGCCAGGACGGCCAGCTTCGAGATCGCCCAGGAGCTCGGCCTCGATTACTTCATCCAACTCGACGATGATTACACGAATTTTTTCTACAAAAAGAACGCCCGTTTCGAGTACATCGACCGCAACATTCACAACCTGGACAGGGTTTTCGACGCCCTGGTGGACCTCCACCGCAGCACCCCGATCAAGAGCGTAGCCATGGCCCAGGGAGGGGACTTTCTCGGAGGGTCAGCCTCCTCGGCCGCATCAGCCTTCACCAAGCGCAAGTGCATGAACTCTTTTATCTGCGCCACAGACCGCCCCATCCGGTTCGCGGGCAGGATCAACGAGGACGTGAACACCTATGTCACCCAGGGAGGCCGCGGGGAGCTCTTTTTCACGGTCCTGAACCTGGGCCTGGTCCAGAAGTCAACGCAGCAGAACAAAGGCGGCATGACGGAGCTCTACCTGGACAAAGGGACCTATGTGAAGTCGTTCTACACGGTCATGTTCGCCCCCTCCTGTGTCCAGATCAGCTCGATGGGTCACAAGCACCGCCGGATTCACCACCGCGTATCCTGGCGCAACGCCGTCCCCCTTATCCTGCGCGAGGAGCTCAAAAAGGCGAGGGCATAGTGGGCAAAAAGCGCAAGATCGTAGTCCCGCCCATCGACTTTCACTCAGGGCAAAAGGCCATCCTTTCGGGGGGCTCCAGGTTCAAGGTGGCCCGGTGCGGTCGCCGATTCGGCAAGACCATGCTGGCTACGGAGTGGCTCGGCCTCATGCCAGGCTCGGCCCTCGACGGCTGGCCCGTGGCCTTTTTCGCCCCGACTTACAAGATCCTGCTCGATGTCTGGGAGGACATGAAGCGCACCCTCCAGCCCATCACCAAGAGGTCCAACAAGTCCGACATGCGGATCGACCTCATCACGGGGGGCAAGATCGACTTCTGGACCCTGGAGGACAAGAACGCGGGCAGGTCCAGGAAGTACAAGCGGCTGGTCATCGACGAGGCCGCCCACGCCCGACTTCTCCAGGAGGCCTGGGAAAGGGCCATATCCCCGACCCTGACCGACTTTCTGGGCGAGGCCTGGTTCATTTCCACGCCCAACGGAATCAACTATTTCCACGAACTCTACCGCAAAGGCGACGACCCAGGCCAGCCGGATTGGCAAAGCTGGCACCTGCCCACCTCCTGCAACCCCCATATCCGGCCAGAGGAGATCGAGCGTTACCGGGAGGATCTCCCGGAGCTCGTCTTCCGGCAGGAGTATTTGGCCGAATTCGTGACCTTCGGCGCGGGCATGATCCGGCCAGAGATGATCGTCATGGAGCCAGCCCCCAGGGGCCTGGAGACAGTCCTCGGCGTGGATCTCGCCATCTCGGAAAAGCAGACGGCGGACTTCACCGCCATCGCGGCCCTTTCCAGAGATCCGGTTTCCGGCATCCTCTACCTCAAAGAGATCGAGCGGCACCGCTGTTCGTTCAACGAGATCCTTTCCAGGATCAAGGACGCCGCGGCCAGGCACCGCCCCAGGATCATCGCCATTGAAAATGTGCAGTTCCAGGCGGCAGTCGTCCAGGAACTCGCCAGGACCACCACGCTTCCGGTCATCGGCATCCGGCCAGACAGGGACAAGGTCACGCGCCTGGCCCCGGTCATCACCAGGTACGAGCGCAGGCTGGTCCGCCACGACCCTGCAGGGGTCCCGAACTGGTTTCGAGAGGAGCTCCTGGCCTTCCCAGAAGGGGAGCACGAAGACGGATGCGATGCCCTGGCACACGCCTACCAGGCATTGACCACCTCGATTGAACACCCACTTACCATGCAGGTCGCAGGCCTATGATGAAGCCATCAGCAGAGAAGCGGCTCCTCGACGGGACCGCCACCACCATCGAACAGAGCGCCCATGCCGCATACGAAAAAATGATGCGGCTCATCTCCCAGGGAGTCTCGCCCCAGGTGGCCCTGAAGCAGGCGACGAACGGCTTCAAGGGAGCCTTTACGCGGGAGCTCACGGAGGCCTTTTCGAAGATCCTCCAGGCATCAGTCGGCGAGGCCTCGGTCCTGGGCATGAAGATCGGCCACCTGACCCTTTCCAAAAAGCTCTACCGGGAGACGCAGGCCATCAACGCCACGGTCCTGAACCTCATCAACAGCCACACAAAGGGCTTCGACCAGGCCAGAACCCTGACCATGAAGATATTCGAGGGCTACGGATTCAAGGCCTCGGAAGTCCTTCGGCTCAGTCCAGGGACGCCAGGCCTTCCCAAGTATCTACGGGACGAGCTCCTGATCGATCCAGGGGTCCAGGGGGAGCTTTCCAGGCTACTTGCCAGAGCCCAGGCCCTCCGACTCAAGACCCCGGCCCTCAAGGCCGCATATCTCGAATATTTGGACGCCATCGAGGAAGGGGTCGGGGCGGAGCTCCTGGAGAAAAAGGTCCAGCAGGCCTACTACGAACGGATGCGCTATTTCGCCAACCGGATCGCACAAACAGAACTTCACCGGGCCTACGCCCTGACCAACGCGCGGGAGCTCATCGCCGACACCGATGTGGAATGGGTCCAGTACCGTTTGAGCAAGAGCCACCCCAGGATGGACATCTGCGACCTTTTCGCCAAGCGGGACGTTTACGGCATGGGGCCAGGAGTATATCCGAAGGGCCTTTGCCCCCTGGCCCCTATCCACCCCCATTGCCGTTGCATCGTGGCACCGCGCCTGGACATCCACACGCCCTCGAAGAAGGCCAAGGCAAAGCCCTATGCCGACCAGGCCTACCTTTCGGGCCTCACAGAGCGGCAGGCGGCAATGGTCATGGGTAACAAGTTCAGAGCCCAGGCGGTCCTGAGTGGGCGCGACGGGCTGGAGATCTTCAACATGGGCAAAGATCCGACCTATCTGGTTCGGCCCATGGGGGAGGCGGTCCACTTCCACGGGCTCATCGTGCCCAAGCCCACGCCCAAGCCCAGGGCCAAAGCCACACCGAAGCCCAAGGCAGTGCCAGTGCCCAAGGCTTCGCCAGCGCCAGCGCCGAAGCCAAAGACACTAGACGACTTCATCACCCTTGGGTCGGAAAAGCTCCTCCGTCTTCCATCCCCGGCCAGGGATCAACGCGCCTTTTTCTTGGAACTCTTCAAGCAGCTTGGGGAGGATGTCGGGACAAGCCAGGCTTGCAATGTATCAGCGACAACAATGAAGGCCATGGTCCTAGTCCAAGATGCATCAAAGCGGTTCCCAAATTCGTGGACCGCTGTTTCAGATAGGTACGCCAACACGCTCAAGGCCGAGATCGTCACTCGGAGGGCAAGCTACGACCCCCTTAGGTGCAGAATATCAACACGCGACGAATTTTTGCCAGCACTCCACGAGTTTTCGCATCACCTTCAAGCTGTCATGCCAGAGCTTGACGACTATTTTCAGGAACTCCACAGCAGAAGGACAGCAGGACAGGCACTGGAGGAAATGGCGGACCTAGAACCGTTTGACGGCTATCCGCGGGGAGAGGTAACGAGAAAAGACAACTACGCAAGGGCATACCAAGGCCGAGAGTATGCATGGAGCAAGGGTCGGGAGGCCCTGGAGGTGCTACCCGTAGCGTTTCAAACGGTCCTCGGGTACACTCCAGAGAACGACATTATGGCCTCCGCCGCATTGCGGGCGACATACAAACAAGACAGGGAGATGATCGAGCTTGCGCTTGGCCTTCTCTTCGGGTGGACACCGTGAAAAAACACTACATTTGCGAGCACCGAATACAGGGGGAGGAGCCCCTTGTGTTTGATTGGGACGAGGAAGCCGGGGAGGTTTCCGGGCCTTCGGCCGAGATCATCCTGGCCATGATCCGCTGCCCCTACATCCCCAAGTCGCCGCCTCCAGACTGTTGGTATTTGAGCCCCGAGCCACTCAAGAGCAAGGCAGACATGGCCGCCATTATTGGAGTTTGGCATAATCTCCCGGAGGACCTGCGGGAGCACTACCCAAGGCCAGGGCCAGTGGAATTCGGCCCCGGCATCGTAAACTGACCACAAAAAAAGGCCCCCGAAGGGGCCTTCTCTTTTTCCAGGGGAAGTGCGCGGACACCCCCCTCGAAATTTATCCTTCCACCGTGGCCCGGATCGCCATCAGCTTGTACGTGTCGAGGCGGTCCTCATCAAGCAGGGTTTCCTCGTACTCGCCACCCATCACGGACAGGATCTCGATGATGGTTACCTCCAGGTCAAACAGGGCCGCATACAACTTTTCCAGCCTGACCCGGCCCTCGTCGTCGGGCTCCTCGTCGAACTCCTCAATGGGCTTCCCGAAGTAGATCATCACCTCAACGGCACGCATCCCGATAATGTCACCATGGCGCACCGTTGTGGGCACGATTCGGATGATCGGGTAGTCGGCAGCAGTCATGCCCTTCTCGATCCCGATCTTGCAGGTTTCGATCCCAGGTATCAGGGCCAGCTGGTCGCGCAGGGCCTCAAGCGGCTGCATCATGGCTTCAACCTCTCAGGATCGGGATGGAGAACACGGCCAGGGGGTTTCCGTCATCGTCCGGGGTCGCAGCCCTGGCCTGGCTCAAGGCAGTATCGAACTCGGCCCGGTAGTGTTTCAGCTTGGCCCCAAACAGGTCATCGGGGGAGGCCTGGCTCTCCAGACACGCGATTACGTAGGTCCGGGCGGTCGCCAGCTTGTCACGCCAAGCCGCTGAAAACGTGCCCAGGGCATCGACTTCCGCATAGGCCCGTTCTTCCCTCGCCTCGGTGCAGTGTCTCGCCAGGTAGGCGTCGTGGAACGTATTCTTGGTGGGCATCTCAGGGCCTCCAGTGTCGTTTCAGGATTTCGGCGAACTGGTTTATGGCCTTGTCCGCCGCGTCGTTCAGGTAGTGATCGCCCTCATACCCAGGATGGTTGACCACCTTGGCAAAGACAAAGCCACCAGGGCCAGCCCATCGCAGAACCTTTTTGTCCTTGGGCATGATCTTGTGAGGCTTGGTCCCGAACAGCACAAAGGCAGCATGGGGGGCCCTTATCGTATCGTGCCCAACAGCGCGGCCCGTGGGCGTCTTCCGGTTGAAAAGGCTTTGGACCAGGGCCCCGGTTTTCGTGTGGTCATCGGCACCGTCCAGGGCCTCATCATAGACCACCTGGGCCAGGTCCTTGATTATCGGGGTCACAAACCGCTCATCGACCAGGAACTCCTTGGAGCCAACGCTTTTCGTCGTGACCTTGATCATGGCATCGGCTCCCGGACTTCGATGGAGTCAGCAAGCTCGAAGGTCCTGGTCCCGTCAGAGGCCTGGCAGAGGAGGCCATACTTGGCCCCGTCAACACCACCGACAAGATTCTGGAACACCTTGGAGCCAGAGATTTGGGCAAGCCCGGACAGGATCGAGCCCGGAGCCGCGTCCACTCCGGCCAAAAGGGTCACGGTCACAGAGGCCGAGGTGATGGAGGCCAGGAGCCGGGAAAAGTCAAACTCAATCGGGTACGACTCGCGCGGGGTTTTGGGGTCAAGCATAGGTGACAGTCCTTTTTCGGTTGGGGGCAAGGGAAACGGTTTCACGGCCAGGAGCCCGGACCAGCACCAGCCGCGGCCTGGACACCACAAAGCCCCGGATGTCCTCCTCGGCAATGGGACTGCCCAGGGTCAAGGCAGGAGCCCCAAGCTCCGCAGGATCGGTCGCAAAGCCAAGGGCCAGCAGAACATGAGCCTGCCCCAGGGAGGCGAACCCCAGGTCGGGAGATCCGGCCAGGATCTCAAGGGCCGTCAGCGCGTGCCTTTGACCCAGGGACGGCGCACCAAGCACAGGGACGCCAGCGACCAGGCCAGCAGCGGCCAGGTTGTGAACCTGCCCCAGGGCCGGAACCCCAAGCACCGGGGAGCCAGTAACCAGGGGCACGGCATCGAGGAAGTGGACAACCTCCTGGGACAGTGGCGGAGCCCCCAGGACTGGAGATCCCAGGGTCACGCCAGAGGCCGCCAGAACGTGTGTCTGGCCCAGTGCGGTAGATCCCAGGACAGGAAGCCCAGAAGCAAGCGCAGAGGCCGTCAGGGCATGCCTTTGGCCGAGGGCCGGGGCAGCCAGGGCAGGGGCTCCAGCCGTCACCCCGGTTGCGCTCAAAAGGTGGGTCTGGCCCAGGCCAGGAGATCCCAGGATCGGAGCCCCGGCAGTGATTCCGGTTGCGGTCAGGGAGTGGCCCGAACTCGACTCCAGCAAGGGGGAGCCAAGCACCGGAGCCCCGGCAGAGATCCCGGTCGCAGCCAGGACCTGAACCTGGCCCAAGGACGGAGCCCCAAGAGCAGGGGCCCCGGCCAGGAGCTCCGTCGCAGCCAGGCCATGCGTTTGACCCAGGGCAGGAGATCCCAAGACAGGGCTGCCCGCGGTCAACTCACTTGCGGTCAAATCATGTGCAGGCAGAGGAGCGGGCCGCAGAACAAGAGAAGCCGCAGACCACGAAGAGGAGGCGTTGACGGTGCCTCCAGCCACAGCGGCAGGGTCATAACTTCCAGAGCCCGACCAGAAGATAGACGCAGCCGCGGTCGCCGTGTCCGAGGTCGAGCCGTCACCCTTCACCGTGCGGAAGTTGTCCATCCCACTGATGCCCGTGAAGTCCACGGAGGTGGCGGGCATGGTGCCCGCTCCAGCCGCGATGATGACTGCACCCTCGGTCACGGGGGTTATGGCCGGGGCATTGAACAGGCACGAGTTGGGGTTGTTCTGCGCAGCCGTTGTCGGGGTCACGTCAATCGGATTGTCTGCATCGACGCCGCGCCAGACCATGACGACAGTTGCGCCGCCGTAGGTGGTCGTGTTTTGACGGGTGATGGTCAGCAGGTTGTCAACAGCCGCGCCCTGGACGGCATAGAGGGGCCGGAAGTTTGTGTCCCAGGTGTCGTTGCCGTAGATGTTCGCCGTGGCCGCCGTGTATGCGCCACTGTTGTTGCCTGAGACTGTTGGCGCGACGTTGGCCGTGTGCCCAAAGGCCGTGAAGACGAGGACGATGTCGCCAGTGGCTGGAGACGACGCAAGGCCGCCCGTCAACGTGCCATTCAAGTTGACGGTGTAGCTGGCTCCGGTGCCAACGCCTACGGCGGACCCTACGAACGCAATGGGCATGGGTCAGGCCCTTACGCCGGGGCCGGGATGCGAATATCGAAGGCAGCCAGGGTGAACGGATTGCCAGAGGTCACGGCCTGGTTCGCGGCCAGGGGGCCAGCAGCCAGGAGTCTGGAGTTTACCGTGTCAACGATGGCATAGTGAGAGGCAGTCCCGGACACAGTTATCGACCCATCGGAGATCGAGGCCACGGTCACCTTTCGCCCGTTGGGAGATCCAGCACCAGGGGCACCGATCCCACCAGCGGCCAGGGCTTTGGAGCCCAGGGAGTTGGCACCCGTAGCCGACGCATAGGTGGACGGCTCCAGGTTGCAAATGTGCAGGGCGTTAGCCTCAGTATCGAGGACGTTCAGTCCAAAATCATAAACGCGGTCGTTCAACATCGGCATGGGTTACTCCTCATCGCCTTCATCGGCGGCTTTATCTTCAGGGTCGGGATCGACTTCAAGCTCATATTCGTCAATTTCGGCCGTGATCTCGTCCAGGCGGTCCTGGTCCAGGCCACCAAACTGGATGGACACGATCCGCTTCATCTGCTCGGCCACCACCAGCCTGGGCATGGCCCCGGCCTGCATTTGCTGCAGGATAGACATCTCTTCCATGATGTCCGCCAGCATGTAGTTTTGTTTGTAGCCAGCCTCGGGCTTGGCAGTCTGGCGGAACCACCGCGCGGCCAGATCCCAGGCTCGCCTTTCCAGATCCCCAAGCCGACCAGCAAAATCCGCCAGGGCCGCGTTCAAGGCCTGGTAGCGATATTTCATCGTGATGCCCGACTCCTGGCCCTGGGGCATCTCAACGTTCATGGCGATTTCGGATATTTTCCGCTCCAGCTTTTCAATCCGCTGAAGGTAGATCATCGCGGGCCCTTCAGGGGGCGCGATAAAGCCAGGCTGTTCGCCGTTGTGCATCAGCATATTGTGGGTGCCGATAGTCTCGGCGATCTTCCCGGCAGACTCCTTGAAGGCATGGGCCTGGTCGGGCGGCACCTGGTAGGTCAGCAAGGAAAACGTCTGGCTCCGCAGGATCTCATCAAGCTCAGAGTGCAGGTTGTACAGCCGCCGTGAAAGGGCCGCGATTTGAGAGAAGGGGCCAAAGCAGGGGAAGGGGCCAGACTCGGTGAAGACCAGGACCGGGCACTCGCCCAGGGAATGAGAGCCGGAAGCCAGAAGCCCCCCACCGTTGACCCCGACAGCCTTCCATCCCGTCCGCGTGAAAGTCCACTCACAGTCAACCATTTTGCCATCGTGCATGCATCGGCCAGAGAAGGTCACGAAGGTGAATTTCCCATCATCCCCAAGCTCGTATTCGGTCACCCGGTCGGGGCTGATCGCCCGGAATCGGGGAAAGAGCTTGCGGCGCACCCGGTCATCCTCATTGGTCGCGGCTTCCGTGGGGCCATCCACCAGCAGCAGCATGGACCCGAAGGCCTTCGCCTGCTTGGCAAACTCCTTGAAGAACTCGTCAACCGGGGAGCCCTGGCCGTCCACATCCTTCGACATGGCCTCATACGCGCTCGTCGGAAAGTCCCTGTCGGGAGGGCTCAAGGCCAGGTGTCCAGCAAACCGGGAACAGGCAGGCAGAAGGTCGTTCACGTACCAAGCGACCTCTTTCCGCCGCTCATACTTGTCCTGGCTCTCCCTGGGGTAGCGAATCAGGTAGGAATTGCTCGACGCGTCCGTAGAGTCAAAGCCCCCGGACTCTTCCAGTGCATGACGGATGAATTTGAATCGGTTTTGGTAGTTCATACCGTGCCAATATCCGCCCCAATCCGCCCCGCGACCCTGAACCAATCCAGGGTGGGCCATCCCTCCGCTCCCGATATTCGACCCTCATCATCAACTTTTTTGAGGGGCGACATCATGGACATCACAAAACTGAAGGGAAGGCTCGAAGACGCGACGTTTGAAGAGCTCTCCAAGTTCGTCGGGGACCTTACCGAGCAGCGGGACGCAGCCAGGAAGGAATCCATCGATGGGCGCAAGGCGAAGGACGCAACCATCAAGGAACTGAAGTCGTGGCAGGACAAGGCCCTTGAAAAGCTCGGCCTCGAATCCCCGGAAGGAATCGAGGACCTGAACATTCAAGGCCAGGCCGACGCGGCAAAGCAGTTCGAGGCCAAGGTCCGCAAGCTCGAAAGGGACCTGGAGACAGCAACAAAGGAGCGGGACGCCCTTTTCGCGCAGAACCGGGAGGTCACAAAAACGGCCACCCTCTCCAAGGCACTGGGGGCTCATGAATTCGTAGATCGTGATGTCGTCGAGACCTTCGTATCCACCCGCCTTGAGTGGGAAGGGGACGAGCTCATCTTCAAGGGCGAGGGCGGAAAAGTCCTCTCCGTTGCAGATGGTGTCGCCGAGATTGTCAAAGCAAAGCCAGGCCTCCTGAAGGTTCCGGGTGACACCGGGGCCGGGGTCCCGAATTCGGGGACAGGAGGAGCAGGCACAAAACCGGAACTCGGCGGCAGCCGCCAAGAGCGCGTTGCAGCCATCAAGCAGAAGTTCCCCAACCTTCCCGACAAATAAGGAGTTTGAACCATGGCTCTCACGCAGATGCAGGTTTTCAACGATTACATCATGCCCGCCACCATCGAGACGCTTGCCGTCATGGTGGACAAATTCAACCAGGCCAGCAACGGCGCAATCCGCCTGACGACCGAAGGCTTTGACGGCGACTTCTACCAGGAGTCGTTCTTCCAGGCCATCCACTCCGCCCAGCGGCGTGTTGATCGTTACGCGGCCAACAACACCCAGGCAGCCACCAACCTGGCCGAGCTCAAAAAGTCCGGGGTCAAGGTCGCTGGCGGCTTCGGCCCGATCCTTTTCGAGCCCGCGCAGTTGACCTGGCTCCAGCGGCCCACGGCCCAGGGCATCGAGGTTGCTTCCCGCAACTTCGCCGAGGCCCTGCTCAAGGATCAGCTTTTCACGGCCATCGCAGCCCTGGTCGCGGCCATCGAGAACCAGACCGACGCCAAGAATGACGTTTCCGCCACCCTGGGCCTGTCCTACGTGGCCCTGAACAGCGCCCATGCCAAGTTCGGGGACCACTCCGGGCTCATCATCTGCAACGTCATGACCGGCGAGGTTTATCACAAGTTGATCGGGGTCAACCTGGCCAACGCCACGAACCTTTTCCAGGCTGGCAACGTCACCATCGTGGACATCCTGGGCAAGCCCTCCGTGGTCGTGGACGCTCCGAGCCTCTACCAGAGCGGCACCCCCAATAAGCAGAAGGTCCTCGGCCTCGTTTCCGGCGCAGCCACCGTCTATGACGGAAAGGACATCATCACCAACGTGCAGACCAGCAACGGCAAAGAGCGCATCGAAACCACCATGCAGGTGGACTACACCTTCGGCCTGGCCCTCAAGGGCTACACCTGGGACGAGTCCAACGGCGGCAAGTCCCCGACCGACTCCGAACTGGCGTCCGGTGCAAACTGGGACAAGGTGGCGACCTCCATCAAGCACACCGCTGGCGTCATCGCAGTGGGCGACGCTTCCAAGTAACCAACCAGGGCCGGGGACCAACTCCTCGGCCACTCCTAAGTGAGGAGCAGTCATGGAAAAAGAGAAGATAATCTACGAACCGCACCCCGTCACCCCAGAGCGCAAGGCCGACCTTCGCGCCAAGGGTTACAAGATCATCGACGCCCGTTTCGCCCCCAAGGGCTACAAATACCCCGAGGCTGAGAAGCCCAAGGCAGAGGGCAAGGACACCAAGCCCAAGGAGTAAGCCATGCCACAGGCAAGAGGATACAAGGGCCGTCTGGTCATCGATTTCGAGACCACGTTCGGCCAGAACCCAGGATCCCCGGCGGGCAGGATCGTCCCCATCAACACCTGGGACGTTGGCCTTGATCGCCCCATGAAGCAGGCTCAGACGATCACCGGGAACCGCAACCCGGTCATGCCCTTCGCGGGCTTCACCAAGGTTGAAGGCTCCGCCGTGGTCCCGCTGGATCTCATCGCCTTCGGGTGGTGGCTCCGAGGCATGTTCGGGGCTCCAACCACGACCGGGACGGGCCCCTACACGCACGTTTTCAAGATCGGGGACAGCCAGCCCTCGATGGTCGCGGAAAAGCGATACGACTTCGTAGGCAGCCAGCAGTACACCAGGCAGAACGGGATCAAGATCTCGTCCCTGGGGCTCAAGTTCGGCGGCGACGACGAGCTTGTGGCGAACCTGGGCATCCTGGGAGCAACAGAGGCCGCGCCAACCGGCACCCAGTACCACGCGGCCGCGACGACCGTTTCCTTTAACCGCGTCTCGAACTTTGAGGCCACCATCACGGAAGGGGGCTCGGCCATCGCAACCGTGACCGAGTGCGAGTTTAACGTGGATTTCGGCCTCGACCCGGAGAACTTCGTCATCGGCGGCGGCGGCACCCTGGGAGACATCCCAGAGGGCATCGCAGGCGTGTCCGGGTCCGTCACGGCCCTGTTCGACTCCACGGCCCTCCTGACCAAGGCCCTCAACACGACCGAGACGGCCCTGGCCATCACCCTGACCAAGTCCGCGCACTCGCTCAAGTTCGATGTGCCGGAGCTCTATTACTCCCCCAAGTCGCCAGGCATCACTGGCCCCAAGGGGGTCAAGATCACGCTTCCGTTCCAGGCCTTTTACGACAACGCGGCGGGGGCCTCGGCCTTCATCGCAACCCTGATCAACGCGCAGGCAACGTATTAACCATCACCTTCGGGCGGTGGCGGGCAGGGGGGCGGTAGTCGCTCCCCGCCACCTTCTCCCGGATCACCAAAGGAGCGACACCATGGGCGCAACCATCACCCTGCCGGAATCCGGCATCGAGATCGAGATCAAGAGCTTTTCGCGCAAGGAAATGAAGGAACTGCGAGAGGCAGCCACAGGCAAGACCGTGGACGAATACTGGGATCTGGTCATCGAGAAGGCCAAGATAGGCTTCGCCATCGACGACGACACCCCAGGGGCCGACATCGCCTACCTGGCAAAGACCCTTTTGGCCTACTCGGCAGGCGGCCCGGACTCCATAAAAAACTAGTCGAGGTCTGGCGATGGTACGAAAATGGGCCCGGTTACTGCGAAGCCTGCCAGACAGCAGCACGGCAGAAAAAGCAGCCCATCGACTGCCGCAAGTGCGAGGCCAGGCGGCCAGACCTGAACCCAGAAAACGTCCCGGCCTGGATACTTTGGCAGGCCACATCGACACAATGGAGGGCAGGGCCAGCAGGGGCAATCGGCCTCGACTACCCGGCAGCCTTCCAGGTGGCAAACATCCTCGAAATAGAACTGCACCCCGCAAACCTGGCCAGACTCCAGGCCCTAGAACGGGCGGAGCTCAGAAGATCCAGGGAGAAGCTGAAAGATGAAGCTGAACCGAACGATAGCCGTCAACATTGACGCAGCAGGGGCCACCGCAGGGGCCAGGAGGGCAACCGATGCCCTTCGTGAAGTCGATGAGCAGGCCAGAAGGACAGGGGGCGGCCTCGGCGCACTGGAGCGAGGAGGGGGTCAAGCCTCCTCTTCACTCTCGGCCCTGGCATCCTCCGCAAGGATGCTCGGCCCTGCCATGGCAGGCATTTCCGTGTTTGCCTTCACCAAGAGCATATTCGACGCAGGCCTGGCCGTTGACTCCCTGAATCGATCCTTCACCGCGATCTTCGGAGACGCGCAGCTTGCAGCCCAGGAGCTCGCCTTCGTCAGGTCAGAGTCCGACCGACTCGGGCAGTCCTTCTACGTCCTGGCTCCACAGTTCAAGCAGATTTCGGCAGCAGCAAAGGGGACCTCGCTGGAGGGCGAGGCCATTCACAAGGTTTTTTCGGCCATCACGGAGGCCTCTACCGCCCTGGGCATGACGGCGGACAACACCTCCGGGGCCCTGAACGCCCTCTCGCAGATGATCAGCAAGGGCAACGTCCAGGCGGAAGAACTCCGCGGGCAGTTGGGCGAACGCCTTCCCGGCGCGTTCCAGATAGCGGCCCGGTCGATGGGCGTCACGACCCAGGAGCTCAACAAGATGCTGGAGCAGGGGGAGGTCGCGGCAGCGGATCTCCTCCCGAAACTGGCGGACGAGCTCCACAAGATGTACGGGGCCGCAGCCGAAACAAGCGGCATGGAGAGTGCCCAGGCAGCGGTGAACAAGCTCTCGCAGTCCTGGAAGGACCTCCTCGCCGCGCTGTACAACGCCGACCTGGCCGTCGACATCCTCAACGGCATATCGGGAGCCCTCCAGCTTACGAAGGGGGCGGTGGAGGCCGTCCTGGGGCCCCTCGGCGACCTTTACCGGGCCATCGACAACATCGACGAGGCCATTTCCCGCCTGGGCCAGGGCCGGATGAAGTTCACGGACTTCGCAGGCATGAACGCCTCGGATCTCAGGGCCTCACTGGCAAACACCCGCCAGAACCTCGAAAAGGAGATGGACACCCTCCAGAGCAAGATCCGCTACCAGGAGCAGATCGCCAGAAACCTGGGGAGCATCTCCTCCGGGGCCAAGGCCAAGGCCGACGCCTATCGCAAGACCTATGCCGAGCTCGAAGGTCAACTCCTGAAGTATGAGGCAGCAGAGCTCGCCACGGCCAACGAGATCCTGACCAGGACGCGCACCGTCGCCGAGGAAAAGGTCAAGATCACCCAGGCAGAAAAGGACCGTCTGAAAAAGATCCTCGACGACGAGCTCCAGACCGAGCGGCAGAAGCTGGACAAGCAGGTCGAGCAGATGCGGGCAGCAGGCCTGGCCGAGGTCGAGATCGCACAATTCAAGGCCAAGCGCATCGCCGAGATCAACGACAAGGCCGCGAAAGAGTCCCTGGCCAGGGAGAAGAAGCTGGAGGCCGAGAAAGAGGCAGCCAGGAAGGCCAGGGCCAAGCTGGAGCCCTACCAGGTATCCGAGTTCGAGCGACTCAACAGAGGAGACATGTTCTTCGGCCTGGAGGACGCGAACAAAAGGGGCCTGGATCTCCTTAATGACGTTTACAAGAGAAACGACGAGCTCCTCACCGAATTCACCGACAAGCACCGCGAGGTCGTCGTCGGTGAGACAGAATTCAAGATCGAGCAGTTGAACTTGCAGGCAGAGGCCTACAAACGCGCAGGGGCAGACGAGCTCGCGGTCGAGCAGTGGGTCAAGGCAGAAAAAAGAAGGCTGGCAACCGATTGGCTTTCCGGCACTCTCCGGGCCCTGGACGAGATCTCTACCGGGGGCCAGGACGCAGCCCAGGCCATGGAGGACGCGGTTTCGGGAGCCTTCCAGGCCATGACCGACGCCATCACCGAATTCGCCATGACGGGCAAAATGTCCTTCTCCGACTTCGCCGACAGCGTCATCCGTGACCTAATGCGAATAGTCATCCAGCAGCAGATCCTTGGGCCGCTAGCAGGAGCCGCCGGGGGTTTCCTTTCCGGCCTGTTCTCGGGACCGTCCTCCGCCGCCGGGTCCGCATCCAGGGGCTTCAACTTCGCAGGCGAAATGAGCTCTTTTTTCAGCCGCAACGCCAAGGGCAACGTTTACCAGAGCCCAAGCCTGTCGGCCTATTCCGGCGGCGTTTATGACTCCCCTCAACTCTTCGCCTTCGCTCAGGGAGGCGTTTTCGGCGAGGCAGGGCCGGAGGCCATCATGCCGCTGTCGCGCGACTCTTCAGGAAGCCTGGGGGTCAAGGCCATCGGCGGCGGCGGCATGAAGCTGGTCGTCAACATCATCGAGAGTCAGGGCAAGGGCGGACAGGCAGAGCAGCGGCAAGAGGATGGGGTGAGTATCGTGGATCTCTTTTTCGACCAGATCGACGCGAAAATGGCCCAGAACGTGAACCAGGGGCGCGGCCAGACAACGGCAGCCCTTACCAAGACTTTCGGACTTAACCGCTCAAGAGGAGCCCTACGATGAGCAACATCACCCTGCCGAACAGCCTCGGCAATGCCAAGATCATGACCTTTACCCGCCTGGACGGGTCGGATGTCGAAAGTATTCAGGCGGTCGCCAACGTGAACCCCCTCCCGGTTCTGGCGGGCCAAATCACCGTCAACGGCGGAACAGTCGAGTTCGATATCGCGGACGCGGTCACACTCGTTCTTGCCGTTACAGGGACCTACGGCTCGGTCGCCATAGCCTTTGAGGCCTCCATCGACGGGACAAACTGGTTTCCGGTCATGGGAGTCCAGACCGACGCCGCAACCTTCGTTACCGCCTCCGGGACACTTTCAAGCACAAACAGGGCTTGGGAGTTTGGCGTTTCGGGTTTCGCAAGGTTCAGAGTCAGGGCCACGGCCTACACTTCGGGAACGATGGTCGTCACGTGCGGCCGATCCCCTCTCGGATACGATCCAGCAGGCATGAACCAGGTCACGCTTGTCGCGGGGGCAGCCCTGATCGGAAACGTGGGCGTGTCTGGCAAGACCACAGGCGGGGCCATAGGGGCCAAGCTCGTTTCTGCGGCCACGACAAACGCGACAGCCCTCAAGACTTCAGCCGGAACCCTCTACGGTGGGCGGGCGTTCAACGCGGGGGCCGCTCCCTGCTACCTGAAGTTTTACAACAAGGCCTCGGCCCCGACCGTGGGCACAGATGTGCCGATCCTCGTCATCGGCATCCCGCAAGGGCAGACCGTGGACTTGGGCATCGGAAATAGTATCGGCATCGCCTTCGCAACTGGTATCGCCTACGCGATCACCACAGGAGCAGCAGACACCGACACCGGAGCCGTGGCCCTCAACCAGGTAACGCTGGCACTGTCTTACACATAAGGACGCACCCATGCTGCTACCCATCCTTGTGGGGGCCGTGGCTCCAACCATCACGGCCCCGCCCCTACCCCTCGTAGAGGGCTACGAAGTCACACCGACCGACCAGGTCCTCCGCCAATCCTTTGAGGCTGGCCCAGGGCGGGCCAGGCGAAGGTTTTTCACGCCGTTCGAGAGGATCAACGTAGCCTGGAAGTTTGACGACCAGGAGTTTCAGGAATTCCGGGAGTGGTTTTATTCCCAGGATGGAGCCAACGGCGGGGCGGCTTGGTATTGGCAGAACCTGGCACACGGGACGGGCGGCGTCGTCCCGACTCAGGCCAGGTTCGGCAGCACATACAAGGCCACAGTCATTGGGCCCCTGAAGTGGAAGGTCACGGCAACGCTGGAGGTCCGGGATGCCTGATATCTCACTTTCTGAGGCCATCAGGGAGGCTTACGCCTCGGCTCCGGGGCGGGTCATCTATCACACGATAGAGATCCGCCACGCCAGCCTTTCCCACCCGATCCGGCTGGTCCTCGGAAACGACAACATCGAGGCCAGGCTCGAAGCAGACGCACCAGCAAACCCTAGCGAAAAGGTGACGTTCATCAGGTATTATTTTCGATTCACGAAGCCAGAGATTTCATCCGAAGGGGTCCCGACCCTGGAGATCGAGATCGAGAACATAGACCGTATGATAACCGCAGCCCTGATCGAGGTTTCAAAATCCCAGACCCCGACCAAAGCAACCTATCGGGAGTTTCTGGACTCCGGCCTGGACTCCGGGCCAGAGAACGACCCCCCAACGCACATGGACATATCCGGGGCTACGGCCACGCCCCTATCCGTCATTGCCACGGCAGGCTTTCCCAATCTCATGAACCGCAAGTTTCCATCCCAGGAATACACGGCAGAGCGGTGGCCGGGGCTGGTGGTCGCATGAACGAGTTTGAAAAATACATCGGCAAGCCCTGGGGGGCATGGGCAGAAGGGCCAGACGCTTACGACTGCGCGGCCCTTTTCCGGGTGGTACAGCGGGACCACTTCGGCGTCGACGTTTCCAGGGTCATTGTGCCCGACTATGACGACGCACTGGCCCTTGTGGGCATGATCGAAGCAGGAGTCCAGGAGCAGGGCTGGACCCCGGTAAAAGAGCCCAGGCACGGCGACCTGGTTATCGTGCACAGGCCCCGGCATATCGGGGTCTGGATAGAGACACCCACTGGCCCAGGGGTCCTGCACTGCGTCAGGGGGGCCTCGGTCGTCTTCACCAGGAACGCGGCCTGGCAGGGTAGCGGCTTTGGCCGAAGGGAATATCTCCGACACAGGAGCAAGCTGAATGACTGACCACCAGCAGGCAACCGCGATTTTTATCGACCACGCCCTTTGCCCACAACGAAGAAGGATCACCAAGGTCGAGGAGACAAGCATCGCCTCGCTCGATCCAAAATGGGCCAGGCCCTATGTGGCTATTCTCGACGGAAGGCCCGTGCTGCGGAAGGACTGGAACCTGGTCGTGCTACGCGGTCAGGTCCTCATTTTCGTCGACGTTGAAGCACTCCCCCAGGGAGGAGGCGGGGGCTCGAACCCGGTCAGGATCATCGCCATGCTGGCCGTGGTGGCCCTCTCCATCGCCGTTCCGTTCCTCGCGCCTGCGGGGTCCATGTTCGCAGCCGGGACCTTTGGCGGAGCCATGCTTTCAGCGGGCGTCATGATGGTCGGCTCGGCCCTGGTCAACGCCCTCATTCCGGCACAAGCCCTGCCATCAGCGGGGGGCATGGCAAACGCGGCCGCGCCATCCCCGACATACAGCATACAAGCCCAGGGCAACGCGGCCAGGCTCGGCCAGGCAGTGCCAGAGCACTTTGGCCGGATGCTGGCTTACCCGGACTACGGGGCACTTCCCTATCAAGAGTACAGCGGCAACGAGCAGTTTTTATACTCGCTTTTGTGCATTGGTCGTGGCGAATACTCCATCGAAGCCATCAGGATTGAGGACACCCCGATCAGCGAGTTTTCGGACGTAACCTACGAGATCGTAGGGCCAGGTCAGCCCGTGACCCTCTTCCCGGCCAACGTCGTGACATCCACCGAGGTCGCAGGCCAGGCAATGGCCTACAATACGTACACGGGCGCGTTCGTGGTCAACCCGGCAGGGTCAGAGATCAACTTCATCGGGTTCGACTTCGTAGCCCCTCGCGGGATGTATTACGCGGAGGACAACGGGAGCCTTTCCTCGGTTTCGATCTCCGTGCAAGGCCAGGTTTGCCTGATCGACAACAACGGAACCGAAATAGGGTCCTGGGCAACCGTTGTCACCAGAACCTTTTCCGGGTCCACCTCAACCCCCCAGAGGTTTTCGCAGAAGGTCGCCCTGGCCCCCGGTCGATACAAGGCCAGGGTCATCAGGACGAACACGGAGCAGACCGGATCGAGATACGGCCACAACATCGTCTGGGCAGGCCTGCGCGGATACATCAGGGGCCAGCGCGACTATGGGGACACGACCCACATCGCCCTGATTATGCGGGCCTCCAGCCAGCTTTCGAGCCTCTCCTCCCGCAAGATCAACGTCATCGCCACGCGCAAGCTCCAGACCTGGAGCGGCACGGCATGGACAAGCAAGATCCCGACAACCTCCATCGCCTGGGCAGCCGTCTATACGGCCAAAGAGATTGGATTCACGGACAGCATGATCGACCTTGAAGCCTTCTTGGCCCTCGACCAGGCCTGGGCCCTCAGAGGGGACAAGTTCAACGCCAGATTCGACAACACGATGGACGCCTGGACAGCCATTGCAAAGATTTTGGCAACAGGTCGCGCCCGCCACTACCTCCAGGCCGGAACCCTTCGCGTTTACCGGGACCAGGCCGAAACGCTCCCCGTGGCCCTTTTCAGCCAGAGGAACATCGTCGAGGGGTCGTTCTCGATGCGCTTCGTCCTGCCCACAGAGGACTCGGCAGACTGTATCGACGTTAAATACTTCGACGCCTCAGTCTGGGCAGAAAGAACAGTCCGGGCAAAAGTTCCAGCCTCTCTCGAAATGAAGCCAGCAACCCTGGAGCTTTTCGGGATCACGGGCCGGGAGCAGGCTTTCAAGGAAGGGCTCTACCATGCCGGGTCGAACGCCTGGCGAAGGATGTTCCTGACCTTCTCGACGGAGATGGAGGGCTTTCTCATCTCGCCTGGGGACCTCATCGCAATTCAGCACGACATGCCAGCCTTTGGGCAGCACGGCGAGATCGTGGCCTGGGATGCCGGAACCTTAACGGCGACACTCTCAGAGCCCCTGACCTGGGAGGAGGGCCAGACTCACTACATCGCACTGCGGAAAAAAAACGGATCTCTCGTTGGTCCGTACCAGTGCGTAAAGGGCCCCTCCGACCTGACGGTGACGCTCCTTTCCGCGCCAGAGATCACCCCAAGCACAGGCCTGGATCATGAGCGGACCCATATCTCGTTCGGATGGGGGGCCTCCGTATATCTCCGGGCCAGGGTCATCTCGATTCGCCCCCGAAGCCTCAACCAGGTCGAGATCGAGGCCGTCAACGAAGACGATGCCGTCCACACCATCGACACGGGCCAGATCATACCGACCCCGCCCACCAGCCAACTGGAGGGCTTCAAGCTGGCCCCATCCCTGCGGGGCCTCATCGGGAGATCGGTAGCCACAGACCCCACCCGGATGCTTTTATCCTGGGAGCCATCACCCTGGGCAGACTATTATCTGGTCGAGCAGTCCAGCGACGGCGTGAACTGGACCCGTACAAACGAGCCCTCGGCCTCCAACTGTATCGCCACGGCCATTTACGGAAACGCAACCATCGTCAGGGTGGCGGCAATGGGCGCGGCCAGAGGCCCCTGGGCGACACTCTATTACGGAGACGTAGCCGACTATATGTGGAACTCTTCAGGCTCAACACTTATGTGGAACGCAAACTCGGCAAACCTTATGTGGAGATATTAAAAAATGCCATTACCTCCAGCGACAAACTTTACAGGGGCAGCAGTCACAGAGGCCCAATTCAAAACGGCGATAACCGACATGCGGGAGCACATAGCCGGGATGGAGGGCATCGCGGCAGGCGCGGTCGTTTTCTTCCCGAGATCCACCCCTCCGACCGGATGGCTCAAGGCCAACGGCGCGGCGGTTTCGCGCACAACCTACTCGACCCTTTTCGCGGCAATCGGGACATCCTGCGGCGTCGGTGACGGGACCACAACTTTCAACGTGCCAGATTTGCGCGGCGAGTTTGTGCGCGGCCTAGACGATGGCCGTGGCGTCGATTCTGCCCGTGTGTTGGCGTCTGCACAGGCAGGACAGAACGTTTCGCACACACACACGACTGATAGCCAAGGGGCGCATACACATACGTTCACAAACCCACACGGCACAACTGCGTCGTCGGGAAACATGCACACCCCAGAGCAAAACTCCTTTGTTTCGCAAGCGCAAAACACATCGTCCGCAGGCGCACATACCCACACCGCGCAGGCAAGCGGAGGCACAGAGGCCAGACCCCGAAACATCGCCCTTCTCGCCTGCATCAAATTTTAAGGAGTCATCATGCAGATATATCACTACCACCCGGACACGCGCGAATATCTCGGTCACGGTCCCGCCGACCCCTCTCCGCTTGAGCCTGGAGTCTGGCTTGTCCCTGGATTCGCCACAAGCATCACGCCCCCCACTCCCGCCCCAGGAAAGGTCCGCGTGTTTAACGGCGCAGGATGGGATCTTGTTTCGGCAGACCCAGACAGTCCCCCGGTGGACCCAGGCTTCGAGCCAAGCCTGGAGGACATCCTCGCGACCAAGATGGAGGCCATCAACAACGGCAAAAACAGGGCTCTCGACGGCGGCTTTTCACATGACGGCATCCTCTTCGATTCGGACACCAAAGCTCGGCTGGCCTATCTGGAGCTCGCGGTCAAGCTCGCCCAGGACTCCACATATTCAACGCCCTGGAAGGCCTCCAGGGGGCAATGGGTCCAGATGGACGCAGCCCTTTTCGCGGCCCTTCAGCCCGCATACGAGGCCCATATCCAGGCCTGTTTCGCATGGCAGGCAGCCAGGGAGCAGGAGCTCGCCCAGGCCTATGCGGTCGGGGACAGGGCGGCGATGGAGGCGGTTTCGGAAGTCATGGGATAGAAGGAAAAAGGCAGGGGGCAGGAGTCTGCAAACGGTCTGCAAACGGTCTGCAGGGTGCAGACTCTTTGCCCGATTTTGGCAGGATTTGGAGGGGAGGAGAAAAGACCTTGACGACCCGCGAAGCCCCATATATCAGGCCTTTCGTGGGTTCGCCAGGATAGCTCAGTTGGTAGAGCAACTGATTCGTAATCAGCGGGCAGTGTGAGGAATTTCAGCGGGTTAAATACGGGCAGTCTGCAAACAGTACGCAGACTGCCCTTTTATTTTGGCCCCAGGAGGTCAACGGGACCAGCATTTACGGTTCGGATCGCAGCCCTTTGGCGCGAGTCAGAGGCGTGGGTGTAGATCTCAGTCGCACGCTTATCGGTATGCCCCAGGAGGGCCCCGATGGTCACAAGGTCGATGCCTTGCTCGATCAGGAGGGTGGCAAAAGTGTGCCGGAGCTTGTGGAGGGACATATCGGGGTAGCCAGCATCTCGCATGGCCCGTTTTGCCAGGTGCGTGATCGAGTCGGGGTGACTCCATCGGGAAAAGATCCTGGACTCAGGAGCACCCGCGCCTATCGCCTCCAGCACGGCCTTGAACAAGGGGTGCATGGGATACCAGCGCGACAGGTGGGCTTTCGACCGGGCGACGAAATACTCCTCCCGGTCCAGGGCGACGTCCTTCCAGCGCAGGGCCAGAAGCTCCGACCGCCTCCTCCCGGAATACAGGTACGCGGCCAGGATCCGTCGCTCGTCAAGATCCTGGACAGATGCCAGGACTCCAGACACCTCATTCGCCTGGATATACAAAGGGGCCTTCTGTTCCCGTGGGACCTCGCGCAAGGCCCGGAATGGCGGAGAGGGCAGATAGCCCCAATCGACCACCTTTTTCGTGGCAGCACGCAAATGGCGGACGTATGCGTTGATCGTCCCAGGGCGACAGCCCCTTTTCCGACAGGCAGCGATCATCATGTCGGCATGTTTCAGGGTCAGCTTGTCCAGGCGCGTCGAGGCTCCCGCCACGGCCAGGAGTTGATCCAGGGCCAGCATGTCGGCCCGGAAGGTTTTAAGCTCCCGAGCCGAGCCAGCCCATTTTTTGTATTCCGCC